ATAATACTTACTAACGGTTGTAACATAATAACCAAACTTTAGGAGTTAATTCTTCACGATGTGTATTGTTCCAATCCTTAAATCTAGAATCAAAATCAGATAACTGTAATTTAAATGTGTGGTATTTATCAACTTCAATATCTATTCCAGTTAATATTACAACATTCTTTTTAGCTATCTTTTTAATGTTGGTTATAGCTTTGTCAAAATCTAAACAATTGTCTAGTACCGCCATACAACAAACCGTATCTACCTCGATACCTTTTACCGTTTCAATATCGTCTTTAACCGTATCAAATCCTTCAATAGGAAAAGCATCTAAACCGATATACTTAATATGCTCAGGTATTTGTGTTTTTAAAAACTGTGAACCGCATCCAACATCGAGAATACTATCACCATAACCACACTTAATTAAATGCAGTTTGTAATCTCTTAATACGTTTGGTAAAGTTCGATTATCATCTGTGTGCTTGCGTTCCTTCTGTCTTTCTCTAAGGTTAGCAGTTGCTTTTGCCCAATTCTTTTTAGTTGTTTTCATCCTATTAATTCTAATATTCGTTTACCCGTTGATTGTATTGAATGGTTATTTCTAAAATCATCGTCAAAATGTTCTACTAGTTCATTCACTTGTTCAATACTAAAATCTTTTAATTGCTCTAGTGTTTCCGTAAATGATTCTTTAGTATTTGCTATCTGAAACGGTGAAAGTCCGTAAACATCGTAATAAACATCACCATTCAAATCGTTTGTTATTGTTAAACATCCCATACTTGTAGCTTCAAATGCAGTAACCCCATAGCACCCGTATGGTTTACCGTTTAACTCAGGTTTAAATAACTCAATATAAATATGACATTCACCTATTCTTTTAAGGTTTTCTGAATGTGGTATTATGTTAGTATCTATTCTTATCTCAAAATCGTTTTTAAATGGTTCTAACATCGTTTTAATCTCATTCGTTCCCTTTACATCTGAGTTACTTGGATAGTGTCCTATAATTAACTTTCCATCTTTTCGCTTTTCAGTTGGTTCTAAATCTGTGTGAGGTGCTAAATAGTGAATAGGTTTATCACATAAGCTAATAAACTCTGTTTGGTCTGTTATAATTACATCAGCATCTTTAAATAACTCGTTGAATCGTGTTGGCTCGCTTCTGTATCTACTCCCCGAATGATATACAACTAACTTCTTTTTGTAGTTACCGTATTCAACTAGCTTATGAATGATAGGGCAACTATGGAATATCTGAATAATATCAAACTTATTCACCATTGAAGCTATTTCCTCTCTCGTTATAACCTCGCTTTGTGAATCGTATCCAAATGGATGTGGATTCAAAACGTAATCAAAACAATCTACACCAATTGACCGTAAAGCATTAGCATTATTATGCGACATATTTGCATAATCATTGCTAGCTAAATTAAGCACTCTAATATTATCCACCATAAAATTAAACCCCCAGTTATACCAATTAAAAATCCGTTAGTTGACATTGTATTTATTATTTAAAGTATTGCAATTACAAGACTTATTTGACTTAGTAACTCCATTAATCAAAATACTTGTTGTTTGATGAAAGTAACCAGTTTGCATCGTTGCAGTATTTGTATAACCACTTTGATGTGAAGTTATTCTAACACTATCGCCAGTCTGTACATCGTAACCTTGTTGTGGGTCTACTGATTTACCATTAATAAAACATTGTGGTAATAACATTCCATCAGCTTTAAATGATACGACATAATGATTAATTACTTTATTTGTTGTTGTTGGTTTAATGTCTTGTTTTTGACAACCAAAAAATAGTACCGATATTATAAATAGTTTTTTCATATCGCAAATATAGTAAATTAATAATCATTAACTCTATAATTTCCCTTTTTTACTAAATCTTTTCTAGATTGTAAAGCTAAGCACAAAGAAATAACTCCATCATCGTGAACCCCCTGAGGTGCTGAATACTTTACGTTTCTAGTTCGTTCATCATAAACATAAGTAAATGCTTGTAATTCATCAATTAACCATTGCTCGTTAAGTATTGATATGTTTCTTTGTTCAAATGCTAAGGCTAAATCTTCAACCATTATAGGCTTCGTTTTGCTGGATGTAACGTAAGGTTCAATTAAATTACCACATTGTTTCTTTAGCATCTCGTAAAATACATCACCCTGATTATTTACCTCAACGTAAGTCTTAGCTTTATATCGTTTAATTACCTCAGCTACTTTGTTAATTATGTTCGTCCAATCGTCTTGTCGCCACCTTTCAACGTGTAACATTTGATTCTCTCGGTTAATAATCGTAAGCACCGTATAATCGTCTGCCCTTCCAATATCTAACCCACCATAAACAAAATTAGTTTGTTGCCCTATTCCGATGCAGTCGGTTACGTTTGAAAACAAACCGCTCGCATTATCTAGAAATTCTGCTAAATATTCTTGTCTGAAAATATGGTCTGGTAAGTTTCGTCTACGCTCCTCTAAATCGTCTGAACTAATCATAGGATTGTCGTAGCTTGTAAAGTGAAAGTATTTATAGCGATTATCGTAATTAGGTTGCAATGATAAGTTATAAAAATGATTCTTACCTTTTGGAGTTGAAATAAAAACAACCTTTTTACCCTTTACCAATACGGTAGCACTTAATACCTCGCTCCATAACTCTTTACGAGTAAAAGCCATCTCATCAATAAATAGATAGTCGAAAGTAAATCCACGAATATTGTCAGGTCTTTCACCCGAAAAGAATCGAATAGTAGAACCAAAACCAGTAATAGTTAAATCCGACCTATTAAACTCAAATAAACCACTATTACGAGTAACCAACTCCATTTCATCGAATACCTTCTTTGATTGCTTATAGATAGGAGTAACCCAAGCTATTGAGCTACCTTTGTGATTGATGGCCCAATAAAGCATTTGGTTAATACCTAACATAGTTTTACCAAACTGCCTACCAATATTTAGAATATAGTATTTATAATCTTCATTATTAATTGCAGAATGTATTAACTTTTGTTTTTCGTGCGGTCTATATCCTTTAATTGTCGAAGTCAAACTTATCTACTGTTTTATTCTCGATGTGTTGTTTATCGTGCATACCTAAACGGTTCTTTGCGTAGAAAATACCTTTACCTTCATTAGCTACTATGTCAGTCGCTAACGCTTTAAAATCGTCATTAATTCTTTTTATAGTGTTACTTTTAAGTTCATCATCTGACTTTAACCATTCGTAATAAGTCTTTCTTGCTATCGTTTCCATATTTAACAAAGGAATCCAAATATTAAGAAAATAATCAATCGTCGGAATATGTCTATCTCTAACTTCAATAACCTTACCACTACCTGAAACAACTTCTTTAGTATGTGCTAAACATTCAGATAAATACTTGTTAGCGTATTCACCTAAGTTAATTATAAAGTCGTCAGATTTAAAATTACCCATTAATCAATTCAATTAAAACACTTCTAGAAGCATTGTGAGGTATTGCGATATGTTTCTCTTTCAATAACGCTTTTAACTGCTTTACAGTATATGAATCAATCGGATTCGATGCAAATACTATCTCTGTCTTTAAAACCTCTTTAGTCGGCTTTGTTTCGTAGTAATTAATATAATTACGAATGATATTACAAGCAAGTAACCAACAACCGTTACAATTTAAAGAAAGTACCTTACCAGTTATAGCTTGGTAGATTGTTTGTAAATGGATTTGTTCTTCCTTATCCCATTTTACATTGTTCGCTAGTATCTTATCTCTTAAGATGTCTAACGAGTTTTTACCGTTAATGTTTAATTCCATAGTTTATCGTAAATTGTAGCTATTATAAAAATAGCTAATGAATAAATAATATTGTCTTGTGTGAAAAATAAAGTAATAATTGAAACCCAAAACGTGAAACAAGGGAAGCAATCTAAAACTTTAATCGGTGTGAATTGGTCTAGCTTAAGCATTGACTTAACTCTGTAAGCTAATGAAAGCTCACGAAGTAAAACTAAGCTAGTAAAAAAAGATATTATAATTGTGTTCATAAATTCAAAGTTATTTTTTTATTCTTCATTGCTTCTACAACAGTCTTAAAATCGTACTTAACAAAAACCATCTCAATAAATTCTACTTCCGTCCTTATCCTATGTCCGAACTTTACAGTTGGTAACGGAGATATTAAAACACCATCCTTGAATATAGCATCAGGGATATGTTTTTTAATCTTATCTTCTCTTACTTCTAGTTTTGAGCGAATCATAGTGTGTATAAAGTTCTTTCAAGCATCTGTTATCTTCGGGTTTATTCTCGTCAAATAGTCTAACTGTACGATGTAAATTCTCAACATAACCGATAGGAGTTAATACTCCCATACGGTTTTGTAAATTTAACAATTTTTCTTTATAGTTTAGCATTCCTTAGAAATAATATAACCTTTAGCTAATAACGATTCAATCATTTCCATTTCACTCATTTCCTTAGATTGACTTTTCAACTTCTGAATGTACAAAGTAGCATCCATTAGTTCTTGTTGTAAATGTTCTAAAAAATCATCTGTGTTATTTTCTTCTAAAGTAGTACCGTATTTTTTTATGCCTATTCTAGAACGATTCTGAAAACTTTCAACAACCTGGTTCACTATTGGGTCTGTCTTAACCTTATGCTCATCCGTAATAATGTTTAACGTCGATGTACTCCAATAATTAACATCACCTATTCTGTTGAACGCATCACCTCGAAGTACTGTACCCCTAGTAATGTGTTTGTCTGTGTAATCAACTCTAATTCTCAATGGAGTAGTTTTACTTTCTGCTATTATTATTTGCTCTTTCATTTAAATAAATTAAAATCATTTTCTCTATTGACTTATCAATATGCTTTTCACCGTTTTCACGAAACCACATGAAGAAGTTGAATAGTATTATAGCTTCGTTATCTTCCATGCATTAAGCGAGTTAAAATATTTTTCTTCACCTTGAGGATTTATCCAACATTTACCTGACAAATTAATCTCCACTTCCAACATATCACAAATGTTAAACGCATCAATCAATGCACACTTATCTTTTGTTAGCTGAATTAAAATATCATTCGAGAACGCACCATCTACAACCGTTAAAACAAATTCACGTTTTGAGAATGCTTCTGATACTTGGATAGTATCGTTTTTAACTTTTAAACTTCCTGTAATTTTCATAATTAATCTTTTATAAATGTTCCGTTTACTGTTTTCCCAGTTCTATTTTTAATCACTCCGTAAGCACTCGCTAAACAATCTTCATAATTCAAACCTAGTTGTTTACAAAGTATAATTAGCACCACTTGAATATCACCTATTGCATCTATTTGCTCTGCTTTATTTGACTTCAAAATAGCATTTGCTAACTCTCCAACTTCCTCAGTTAGTTTAATAAATTGCTTTGTTTGGTTTTCTTCTTGGAGCAAATTTCTTTGTTCCGCCCATTCTAAAATATTTTCAATCATAATATTTAAGTTTTACGTTTGCAAATATAGACAATTATTTTAATTCTACAATATTGAATTTAATAAATTCGTTACCCTTTTCAACATTTAATTTAGTAGCTTGTATTTCGTAAATATCTCTATCATTAAAATCGTACTTTACTGTCAAACAATCTTGAAATACTTTTATACAGTTATCCAAATCTTGAAGTTTAGAAGATAAGCCAAATTCTAAGATTAGTTTGTACGGTGGTCGACCGATATATTTAATTGGTAACTGGCTTAAAACCTCTCTAACATAATCTTTGTGTACTTGGTTCTTAAATCTTTTCCCTTGATAACAACTATTAACCGATAATGCTTTTATATTAATCTTTTCCATTATAAATCTTTTATAGTTTTTCTTACTTCTTCAGCTAAAACCTTTCTAACCTTAAACTTTAAACCTCTTAAATCTTCATTTTGCTCTTGAATTTTTTGTCGAGTTCTTCTTATCGTTTCTGCATTCGTCAATACGTTTGAATGTGCAAACATAGTTAAAAATCTTTCTGCTGATAAATTTATCATTTCGTGTCCTAGCTCTTGCTCCCAAAATATCGAAATCAGTTCGCTATCGTTATCCCTTGTTGAAGGAACTAATTCTAAAATGCTTTTTACTTTGTCTTTAATCTTTGCGTTCATAATTATATCAATTTTATTAATTCTTCGTTTTTCTTTATTTGTTCGCTAACTTCTTTTTGTGCATACATCCACAACCTTTCTAAATCAAAATTTCTTTGTCTAGAGCTTATCAATTCTTTTTCTAGTGTTTTAATCGTTTCTAAACAGTATTTTAAATCTTCTGATATTTCGAGTAGTCCAACTCTTTTAATGTCGTTAGGAGCTTTTAAATTAGCCTTAACAATCATTTTACTAATAGTTAGCATTAGATTTGTTTTTGAAATTC